CAATTCACTTCCGGCGGTTTTTTCATGTGGCACACTTGGCTGTAATCGCAAAACTTGCACATGAAATAAGACGGGTCATCGCGCAGCTTTGCAGGCGGCTTGTCAGCAAATATGATGCTTTCAGCCTTGGCCACCAGTTGCAAAGCAAAAACGGGATCGTATTTAATCCGCTCCATATAAATCGCGTCGGTGTTTTTGTTCACGGCGATAAAAGCGCAACGATCCAATTCCGCAAGGTGCATCCCGATTTGACATTGAGCATAGTAAACGGGCTTTGTCGCTTCACATCCCTTTGCCTCAAGCGCCTTAAAATTCTTATCGTTCATGGTTTTGAACTCCAAAGTATGCGGCTTGCCGCTTTCCCTGAAACCTTCGCCAACACCATCCAGCGACAAAGCAAAATGCCCGGCGCAGGCCGTAAATCGGATCTGCTTGCCAGTATCAGGGTCGCGGTCCCAAACGGTAACACCGACCGCGCGCAGGTTCGCAACAACTCGATCCTCCTCGCGGTCGCCCGTTTCAAACAACCGCAGCACCCGCCCGTCAAACGTTGCCCTATCCATATGGCGGAATTGATACCACAAAGCCCGGCTGCATTCATTGCCGATCTGGCTGCCCCCAAGGTGCGGGCGGTGCGCGTCTTTGCGCTGCGATTTGTAATGTTCAAAGATCGCCTGCACCGTTGGCGGCGTGTTTAAATGTTCAAGGTTCATTCAATCACCTCACCGTCTTCTTCGTCTGGAAAAAACTCCCACCAAATTTGACTTGCACCTTTGTGTTGGGCTATTTTCAAATGTACCAATCCGTCTACGCCAGGATTGCAATGCTCGCACCAAAACGAAATGCTAATCCCATGACGCCGTAATGATGGGTTGTCGGGGGCAGCCCTGCTCATTGACATAGACGATGGCCCTTCAATATCTGATTCCATCACAAGGCAAATTTTATCATCTTCATTTCTGTTAAAAGTTGTCACTTTTTCAGAATGCAAATTACCCTCACCACAAGAAGGGCACAAAAGAAGGCCTTTGCTGTCGTCATAGCTTTCAATGTTTACATTTTCTGTTATCTTAATCATCATTTCTCTCCATTAATCCAGTAACACGGCCCCGCAGGGCCGTGCATCTAAATCAACGTTTCCAAGGCGGTGTTGATCCGCCGCCAGGCGCTGTGCCCGTTGCCGGTGCCGACTTGCCAACCTCGGCATATTCCGCAATCTCATTGCTGGCATCGTAGCCGTTAGCCGCTGGCTTGACCTTGATCTTGACCATAAAAGGCTTGTCGTGCAAATCAGCGCTTTGGCGTGGCGTCATAACACCAACCGCGCGGCAGATGCTGGACAATGTGCGCTGCGAAATCTCAACAGCCGTGGCGTTCGGGTTGTTCAGGTTCAATCGTTCAAAAGCCTTGCGGCCCGAATGATCGCCGTCAATGACCTCAACCGTCATTTGCAAATAACTGCCAGTCTGCGCCTTTGTCGGCTTTTCCTCGCTTTCCGTAATGACTGCCTTATACCAGCCCGCCGGAATTGGATCTCGGCTTTGTGCCGGGTCTACGTTGTTTGCGTCAAATCCGTTTAGTTCCATGTGCGTTAATCTCCTATTGCGCTACATATTTTTGAAAGGGAAAGTCGCCGCCCAGATTAAACTGGATTGGCGCTGTGATATTGTATCGGTTTTTACTGATATTGCTTGCTACCGGAAAGCAAATAATCTCACGCTCGCCGCTGCTGATTGCCCGCTTCTTACTGCCTTCTGTTCCGCGCACGTTGGTCACAAGGCGAATGAATGCCACCATGTCAGCGTTGTTGCTGTAGTGATGAACACAATCATATTGGCGGTTTTTGTGCAACTGGATTGTATAGCGGCTGTATTTGTCCACATCCGGCAATTCCAGTTCTTCGGTCGTCGCGTGGGCAATAAATACCACATTCATGCCGCAATCTGTCGCCAAGTAATCGCAAGCCTCGCGCAATTCTTGGTGCCGCGCGTCAAGCATGCCAAACGCCTTGCCATAGCCGCCGTGAGCCGCCGCCATGTTTTTGCATTTTGGATTTGATTCGCTGTCGATGATCTCCTTTATCGCCAGCTTTTCAAATTGCGTGATGCTGTCCACGACAACCGTCTTGCGGTCATGGTCGCCACCCGCAAGCGCCTCAATCGCCTCAAAAACATCTGCGGTCGATTTGGCAACCGGAAACAACATGGCATCTGGATGGCCGTCAAGGCTTGCCGTTCCATCCTCGGCCCGAATGAATACCGGCTTCGGGAACATCGCAGCCAGCGTTGTTTTGCCCATGCCGCCCTCGCTAAACAGCGTGGCAATCAATGGGCGCGCCGCCGTCGGGCGGGATAGGCTTGAAAGATTAATTGCCATTCTATTTCACCTCAACTTTCACAGAAACCTTGCCCGGCGTTGCAGTAAATGCCGCCGCAATCTTGTTCCACATTTCAGGCTCATTGTTTACAAGATATTTGCATCCAGCCGGATCTGCCTCAATCTTGACTTTGACCGGATGCATGTTTGACGGAACGTGCTCCTTTACAAAATTCCATTCCGCAGGATCAATCTTGCGCGTGATAGGCTGGCCAAGCGTCACCTTGTAGTTTTCTGTTTGGTGGGTTTTTGTGCCTTCCATCGGCACGTCAAAGGCTTGCGCAATTTCGCCCTCAATCTTAATGCGCAATTCCCGCGCGCGACTTTCAGCGCGCTTGGCATCAAGCCAATCTGCGCAAAGTGTTTCTACGTTGCTAGTCATTTCAAACTCCTCTTTTCTAACTATTTGACAGTACCCGCGTGTTGCATCGATTGCAACACCTAATCTTGCCGCCATGTGTGAATAATTGACGGACGCCCGCCGCCCGTTGGCTTTGATACTGCCCGATCAATCGGGAAGTCCTCGCAAACCATCGACAAAAGCCCATCGCGCTGCGGCTTTCCAAGGTTTCCAAGGCCAGGAACAACCTTAATCAACTCCGCCATCTTAAGGCCGTTTATGCCAGAGGCCTTGATTGCCGCCGCAACCTTCTTGCGCAAGGCATCCGTTTCGCCCTCGGCCATATTGTCGGCCATCGACTGGACAGCCCGCTGCGCATAGAAGTCCACATAGTCAATCGCCCATCGCATGGCCACCTCGTCCACATCATCCAAGCCCATGCTTACCGCCACGATCAGCGACACTCGCATGGCCATCTCACGGGAACGGTTGAACATCGATGCCGCAGCTTCAAAGCGTGCGCTGTTTTGCCGCTCAATCAGGATCGCCTCATATTCATCAAGCAATAGATAAGCGCTCGATGTGATTTCCATCTCGACCGGCACCGGCGGAAACTCCGAACCCTGATCCGTGGTGTTGCCGCCCGCGTTTGCAGATGCGCAAGCCTTGGCCCATCCGATCACATTGTCCGGCGGATCAATCCGCCGCGTGCGACGTGATGCGCTGCGCGGCAGGCGGCTTTCAACAATCAAAAAGCGGTTCAACAATCCGCTTGCAACATCCTTGCCACTGATCGCGTCATAAAACGTTTCCGGCGTGGTCATCGCCATAACCGTCAAGCTGGGGTTTTTTATCCTGACCTCGGTTGCCTTCTTCTGCGCATCGGTCAGCGCAACCGTCGAATAGCCTCGGTTTTGAATGATGTCCGTTTGCCGCCCGAAGCATTCCATCATCATCGACAGCGCCTGTTGCTGATTGACGCTCGCCCGATTGCCAGCCGCCGACAGATAATTGCCGAACTCATCGATCACGGCGATGTGCGCAGGCCGCGCCTTTAATGCCGACAATACGCCGCCTTCCGACGTATAGCCCGCCGGGCCAAGCAAGTCATCGAGGCCAGCCGCCCGCAACGTTTTGCTGATCACGCTGCCAGCATGTTCTTTTCCAGTGCCGGTCTTGCCAACATTCATGAAAAACAGGCTCGACATATTGTTGCCGCTGGTAATGTATCGCTGACCCATCACAACCGCCCCGAATGCAAGCGCCGCCTGCACATCGAACTGAGGCTGCGGCTTGATGCACGTTGCCGCCGCAAAATCCACAAAGTCAGTCAGCACGCCTGGCACCGTCAGCAAATGCACAGGAACCTCGTCCGTATCAACTGCCTCCCGCTTTGGCGCGACCGATTTTTTCATAATCAGCGCCGCAACATTGGCACCATGCCGCGACATCTCACGATCCAATTCGCTTGGACCTTCGGGCAAACTGTGCATGTCCAGAATATCCGCCGCCGCCTTTACTGCTGCGCTGGTGTTGCCCAGATGCTCATATGTGCAAAACAGATCGAAGGCGTCAAACGTATGCGCAGGATCAAACGGGTCGCTTGCGTGGTGGCTATACGCGCGGCCATCATCCATCACGACAACGCCGGGGATCTTGCTGGTGCTGTTGGGCGACAGCCATCGCGTGCCAAACTGCCTGTATCCTGCCCGCGCAAGGGCTTCCCCAATCGGCGTGGCGTCATTGTAAGCCGCGATGACAGATTGCCCCTGTGTGGCCTCCCTGCGGGGCTTTGGCGGCGGCTGAAACTCGGCCTTGCGTTTCCACGGGCAAACATCCGCCATTTGTGGCCGGAACCGATCCCATTCCGTCCAGATCGTCAAAAGCTGATCGGGGATCTGCGGCAGGCCATTTGCCAGCGGCGTGCC